ACCAGATCAAGTGCAGCGTCCAGGCTGTTCTCTTGTATCCATGCTTGGCGATCTTTCGGATTCATATTAGTGAACCGGTTACGCGCGTCGCGTTTACTTAGTTGTTCTTCGCCAACCGGTATCTTAGTGTTTTCCATAGCGTGCTCCCGTGCGAACCTTATTTCCGACCGCATTTGTTCGATAGCTTTAGTGTATTCGCTAGTCTTCCCTGCCATATTAACCTGCCAAGTTTTGTCCAGTCCGTGCGGGACTGGCAGTATTAGGGGTAACGGGCTGCCTGGTCGGCCGTCCGCCTCCACCGCCCGGGGGGCCGCCTCCACCGCCGGGTTGTCCACCGGGGCCAAAGCCGGGGCCTCCTCCCATCATTGAATCGATCATGCCTCCTTCGGGACGGGCACCTCCAGCCGCTTGTTCCTCTTGCAGCTCCTCTTCTTTTTGCAGCAGGTCTAGTAAGCCTTCTTCTCGTGCTGCTTCCTTCGCCAAGATCCGGCGGATCATGGGGTCTTCTCGGATGGCATCTACTAACAACCGTTGACGCTCGCCGGTGGCATCTTCGAGCCTGGCATCTGCGCTCCAGTAGGTCTCCTTGGACTTCACACCTGCCTGGACCTCTCTTAGTCCCAGTTCCCGCGCCTGGAATTGCAGTACCGGGTCAACCAATTCAAAGGCGACTTGCACCTGGTAGTCACGTTCGATGTCTGCTGGGGATATCTCATACCCCGCTACAAGTAAAGAAAGCTTCATGGTGTCGATGAGCCGTAAGATGTGCTGGCCCGACCGGGACGCTAAGTGTTCTAGTTGCTTGGCGGCAGTTGAGAACTTCCGGGAGGCGGCCGTGGACAAGATAGCTTGCTGGCCTACGGTACTGACCCCTTGTTCCCTGACACCGGCCAGAGACCTAGAGTAAGTACCTAATTCAAGATCACGGTCGATCCATTGCTCTGATTCAAAGACATACCGAGGTAACTGCTGGACTTCCATCCAGCCGACCTCGCCGCGGTTAGCGACTTCCAAGATATCCCCACGAGCACGCTGTTCTTGTAAGTCAGCAGCATCACCAGTCGTCACCATCGGGTTAAAGGCCGCTTCGATCACCGCGTTGTGCCTGGCGGCTGATTCCTGGGCTTGCGCCTTCAGCGTATCTCTGGCGTGGTCCAAGATCCCGACAGCCAGGAACGAAGGGTTAAACTCCTCTTGTTCTGTGGGTTCTTGGCCGTAACCGGCAAAGGCGTGGGCGTAAGGAATAAATCCCCAGGAGTTACGCTCTACGAACAGCATATCCCCGGCTGTGGTAGCCATGGCGTGCCACTGTTCGCTCCAATACTCGTCGCACTGCACCATCTTGTAGGGGTTATCTTCGTACTCGTAGACATCTACCTCGACGTTGCGGCCCTTGGTGCGTTGGTCTGCCCGGGCTTTCGTGAGTAAATAAAGGTCATAGGCCGTCCGGTAATCATGACGCACCCCCATGCGCGGGTCTTTCCGTAGGGGATCCAGAAGGACGCGCGCCGGGTGGTGCGCCACTGTGCGGAATGGCATCATGGTCTTTCGTTGATGCTCCCACACACGAATACGCATATCGAATTCTTCAGTAGCTTCGCCGCGTAGCTTCCTTGGTTTATTGCGCCTGCGCGCGAGGCAGTCGCCGTCGACGCTGGTTTCAACAACAGCATAGCCGTATAAGAGCAGGTGTTTACCAACCTGCTTCCAGGTCAGGGTAGTTTCCAGCGAGGAAGCCTCGTTCAGGATTGCTCTGAGTGCTGGTTCCACCTTGTCAGCGCGCCGTTTGTGTTCTTCCCCGTCACCTGCAGGCAATCTGTGGACGGACGGATCGTGGGCAAGTTGATGATCTACGGCGTGGTCTACAGTAGAACGCGCCCGCATCGGCTTATACCAGTCCGGGCGGTCCATATTCTCCGGCCACAAGGCAAACGTCCGGTTATAGTACCGGTCAACGTCAGCCCATTTAGCCCGGGCGTCAGACCATAAGTCATAAAGGTGCTTCCGGTGGGTCCGGATCGAGTCAACTGTTGGTTTTGGTTCTTGTTCTGGCAAAACTACCACCGACTTCTAGAGAGTGAACTTCGTCTCATTATATTACCCCAGGAGTCCTCCATCCCTTTGGTGGGGGCGCGACCCATGGGTTTGGCGTAACGACGCATCTGCCATGCGATTCCGACAGCCATCGGGTAGTCGTCGTGCGCTCCGCGTGCGCCTTCGATCCGGCCATCTTTCTCTGGATTGCGTATGACCGAATAGAACTGGGCTAATCCGTCCTCCGACGGGATCGTGATCAGCCTGGCATTGACCGCTTCTATGAGCTCGCCCCAAAGCAACCAACGATTACGTTCGTCGGTGTGCCAGCCAGGCTTCTCGCTCTCGCGGTAGAACAATGTCGGGTAACGTGCTGCTTGTGCTGATGCAACCGTCAGCACTCCGGCGTCATTGTCTTCAATAGACCATATCGGGTTGTGGTACCTAGCCAAGAGCGTCATGCTGGCTATCGCCAACTGATCTGGTGGGATCAAGTTGCTCTGGATGTCTGCAACCACATACCCGGTGCCTGCATCTAGTACCACCGTGATCGCGAAGTCCTGGCCGGTACCACGGGCAGTATCACTCGCTGCCGCATAACGTTTCCCAGGGTGGAAATCCTGGTAGATGTTGGCGGTGACCGTCCCGACTGGTAGGTGGATCACTGGTTCGCGGACATCTTGTTGCATCAGCTTCAAGATATCGTGGTCGAACGCTGCGATAGTACGGGGTGGTGCTAGTGCTTCTTCGTCGTTTGCCGGGTATTCTTTCTCAAATAGGCTCTTATCAGCGTACTCTAACCGGCGCGCCTCGTACCAGGCGTTATCCCGGTCCGGCCGTACGTTCCACCCATAAAACACCCGCGTGAACCCGTTATTGGGTGATTCCTTGTACGTGGACTTAAAAAGGGTGTTCATCCGCATCGCATTAGACGTAGAGACAAGGACCAACTGGCCGCCGACGTCATCAATGGTCGGTTTCACGGCGGCATAGTTAGAGTCTAGATGTTCGTGGAAGTCGGCTTCGTCCATGATCACGAGCGAAGCGGTGGAGGAGCGGCCCGCCTTCTCAGTAGAAGGCAGTGCGCTGATACTAGATCCAGTATCTGGGAAGTAGAGTTCCTGGCGGGAGTCAATCCCCAACGTAGGCCGCATGTCCGGTTCTAGGTTCTCGTAGACGAACCGGCACTTAGCAAGTAGTTTCTTTGCTTCATCTTCTCCCTGTGATAGCAACAAGACCACCGCCCCGTGCTTGTACATCGCCATCCACAGCCCGTATGCGGCTAACATCCAAGACGCTCCGGTCTGCCGGGACTTCAACCAGACCAACAGCTTCTTGTCTTCTAGTATGCGGCAGACCTCAGAGAGGTGCGGCCACCGCTCAAACGCGATAGTCCCACGACCCGGTTGTGGTTCGAGGATCTTAACGAAGTCTAAGAAGTGCCAGAAGTCGCGTTTGGCCAGCTCGGCCTGCGCGTGAGCGCCCGCGCCGAGTATCAGCGTCCTTTGTTCCTCTGTCAGGCCCGCAATCGGATCAAGTATCGTCAACGTATACCTTTCTCCCACCGGACTTTGATAGCAGCGGTTTGAGAAGCTTTCCGGTACCGGTTGTTACGAACCCAGTCGTCCCCAGTCGAAATCCGACCTACTTCCCAATTCGCAGCCTTGTAGATTGTACCATGATGCACTTCGGTATCTTGGTAACTGATCAGCCGGGTGATCAACGGGTAGTGTTCCTTAATATAACGTTCCATGTTGCCTAAACACCACGACGCCGTGTTTCTCGGTGCGTCCGGCGCGATCGCAAACCGCCGTAACTCCAACCACTCGTGCTGTGGTAACGCCCGGGCGACCGGATGAGACCACATCGCACTAGCGTAATACAAACCATCGTATTCGAAACCAAAGGACAAAGACGGCATGTTCCCCATATGAGGCAGCCGACTATGCCATAACCGGTTCAGTTGCTTAGCCGTGGTCTGAGGAATAATAAGAGGGGAGAGCTGACGGGGCGACTGAGGAGGCGACCCATCTTCTTCGGGACGGAAAAAGAGAGGGCTTACCGCCCGCGTCAGCTCTCGTTCTGAGTATACTACCACTTTCCCTGCATCAGCATGTCCGTCACATGGTACATAACCGTCATCAGTGCGCACGTATCACAGTGGTCTGCCCCAGTGACTGCTATCCGGTGCGGAGAGTCCGGAGCAATGTAGATCTTAAACTGACCTCTATGGTGCTCAAAGTCTAAGTCCATAACCTCACACGGCCGATACTTCGGTCCTCTGTCTGTGTACTCCACTATCGCCGCCCAGCAGAACCACCAGCGCGCGCCCCAAAGAGCCCCCGCTGTTTCTTCGTCAACTTGTGGCCGCGTACAGATCCGTGCTTCAAGATCTTCTTGGCCTTCTTCTGTGTTACAGCCATTAGTATTTACGCCGTACCGGCTGCCGTACTGGACGACGTACCGGACGCCGTACCGGCTTGGCTACCCCGGGCGCGGTACGCTTGCGCCTAGGGGCTACCGGCAAATTGTGCGGGTTCCCTAGTGGACCATGTGTTGGCATCATTAGCCTCCTGTCGCAGATTAACCCACTCTAGCATAACACACTCATACATATTTGTCAAGCTCATGCAGAATCTGTACCACAAAGGGGTGGGGACTTATCTGGATCGTGTGGGCATAGGGGACCCATGTTTCCTGGAAAACTGCGAATCTCGCCCTACGAGCCGTCCCCCCTGTGAGTTCCCCACCCCCCATGGGGTGCCTGGGATACCCCCTTTCAACATTATGTAAACCTAGCACCCCCCCCTCTGCCTGCCAGGCTCACGCCAGGAAAA